GTGGAACAAATAGGCACTGATGTATGTGAGGATTACTTTAAGTTCCACAAGGCGGCATTGGGAGGCTATGGCAAGGAAGAAGACCTGAAATTTGAAGAGAAAATCATTAAGAATGTTATCAAAGAGGTGCAAGTGGACAAGAATGCATTGACTGCATTATGAATTCACACTAATCTTATTATGCAAATAACTTAATGTAAATGTCAAAGTTTAATCAATCTGCATCGTAATACTACTATAAAAGATGTAACAAACAATATAGAAATGTCTGGCTTTACATACTAATAGTTCGGATGCAGACATCTAATTTGGATAAATTGGAGACATTGAAAACCAAGATAGAAAGTATGAATAAGTTTCACCAAATAGAAATCTTAAAAATATTATCAAAGCGATTGTGTAAGCTAAACGAGAACAAAAGCGGAGTATATGTAAATATGTCATTTTTGCCAGATGATTTGCTAGAGGAATTGAGTAAATATATTGAATATGTAGACGACCAGACGGAGACGTTTGCGACCGTTGAATACCAGAAGAACGAATTCAAGTCATCATTCTTTGTTGAAAAAGAAGATAAAGACAATCAGCCAATACATCATAGTACGTTCACAAGATAAAATGACATCCACCTGCAATCCCATATTTTTTTATGACAACCCGACACCCGGATTGTCACAAATATTAGAGAAACTCTCTCCATATATGTACAACAAATGCCTGCCCGTTAAGGTTGCCCTGCCAATCGAGCAACCCGCACCAGTGGTCCAAGCAATTGCAAAAGCACAAGTGCAATTGCCAGCACCGCTGCAAGAGACGATAACGCCAAATCATCCAGATTCACTGTTTTGGTGCATCTATATATTGGCGCATGGATATAGCGATTATATACAAATCGCCAGAAACTATGGTGTCAAAAAACTAGAAATAAACAAGGAAGTGATGCAATATATGCAAGGAAATATGGGAAAGTTCCAAGAAACCAACGTGAAAATGACAAAAATTGCAGCCCAAATGACGCTTTCGTCGCTATTGACTGTCCAGCCAACTACCAACTTAAATGCAGCATTGGCGATGTGCATATATTACAAGTTCAATTTATATTTCGCGGATGCAAACAAAAAAGGACTATTGAAACTATTATCCTTGGAAGACGGCGATTATCTGACCTATTTAATTTACAAAGGAGAAAATGGAATATTCAGTGTAGATATTGAACCGTTAAGCGTTGAACGGAAGACGGAGATAGAGACAACAATGATTTGTTTAGACAGTTCATTAAGACCATTGAAAGCAATATCGCATTACAAATTGGAAGAACTGATTGTCCTCGCACAGCGTTTAAATTTTTACGATTGCAATATAAAGTATAAGAAGGCGGATTTATACAAGGAGGTATCAGAAATGCTACAATGGCAATGATGTCCGTTAAACTACAAAATTGAATTGATTTAAAATAATATATGATTTTACTATATAAGATAATATATTATGGAAAAAATGATGCCCGTCGATACACCGCAACAAGTAGGTAGAGGCGGCGCGCGCACAGCAAAGGATATCGCAAATAAGAAAGACGAATTTGAGAACATAGTCCGTTATTATTTAGAAAATAATCCACACGCAGTGTTAGACCGAAAATCGCACGAATTGGAGATACGTTTTGGCACAAACCCCAAATTGTCCCGCCCGATCAGCAAGATAGATTATGACAACGTAGTCAAACAATTAATTGCGTGCGGATTTACGCCCGATGTTATTACTGGAAACCAAATATTGCGCATACAAACCGAATATGTAGATAATCGCACTGGACAAACAAAAATGTCAAACATTCGTGCAGAAATTGTTGGCTCTGACCTCATACAAGAATATTGCCGCACAAATAACCTACAAAAAATAATTGATATGCCGTCCATGTTATCAAACAAAATGAAATTTACACAAAAAATGACTGCAAAGCGTCCATCGGGCGAGTTTATCAATAAGGTGGACATGGACGATTATAATTTCCGCGTTTCCTACCAAACGGAACAGGATTACAACGTTCATTCTGCCGTCGCCCGCAATATTATAACCAATTGGACAGATGCAAAGAAGCGGTTTCGTAATTTGAATCGTGTTCGGTTCTCTCATCCCGACTATCCGATTTTCGTGGATGTCAGTATCGTAAAATCTGCCAAGACCGTCAAGGGAATCCACGTTCCGACGTATACGGTTCAGGAAGCAAACATATTTAACAATCCTGAGACATATGAAATCGAATTGGAAATTGACAATTCGCGTGTTGGTCCTGGAACAATGTATAGCGTGGCAAAGAACTTGATGGTTTCCATTCGCAAATGCATTCGTATAGTGTTAAGTGGCTTGCAAGGCACCAAATACCCGATTTCGTACCTAGAACGCGAAAACATACTCCAAGCGTATATGCAGTTATTGCACGGCGAAAAATACGTGAATAAGTGGGTCGGATATAAAGACTTTATCGGTCCAGGCTCAATGACATTGCAGGTGGAGAACATTGTCGAGCCAGTGGAAGGGTCAATGATGACAAATATACGCAAAGATTACACTGTAACCGAAAAGGCAGACGGAGAACGAATGTTGTTGTACATTTCAAACGACGGCAAAATCTATATGATAGACAGCAATATGAATGTTATATTTACTGGCTCAAAAACCAACGACAAATCAATATTCAATAGTTTATTAGATGGCGAACATATTAAATCGGACAAATTGGGGAACAATATTAACGTGTATGCCGCATTTGATATTTATTATGTAAACAAGAAATCCGTCCGTGAATTCCCATTTATAAAAACGGACGAGGTGGAAGAAGAAAACGCCAAATTGGAGGAAGGCGAGGTCCCACCGACCAATTATAGATTGCCTTTGATGAATGAAGTCATTGGCGCATTGAAACCCAAATCTATACTTGACGCAGCAGACGACGTGACAATGAAATCGGCAGGAATTGTGATAAAGTCCAAAACATTCTATTCAGATCGTACATACGGAACCATCTTTGCGGCTTGTTCCAAGAAATTGTCGGATATTCAGGACGGATTGTTTGAATATAATACGGATGGTTTGATATTTACTCCCGCAAAATTCCCCGCTGGTGGAGATTTGGAGAGTGGTGCGGGTCCATTGAAGAAGACCACTTGGGAACATTCGTTTAAATGGAAACCGCCGCAATTCAACACGATAGATTTCCTGGTGTCTGTGCAAAAGGACAAGACTGGGCGCGACGCCATACACAACGTCTTCCAGTCAGGATTAAATATGAACGCGCTAGACGTAATTCAATACAAAACGCTGACATTAAGATGCGGATTTGATGAACGCAAACACGGTTACCTGAACCCGTGCCAAGATATATTGAACGACAAGTTGCCGAAGCCAGAGGACGTGGACGAGGTGGACACATACAAGCCAGTTCCATTTCAACCGACAAATCCGTATGACCCCAATGCACACATATGCAATGTCCCATTAATGGGAATCGGAAATAGCCAATATATGAAAACCGAAGAAGGGGAGACGTTTGAAGATGATATGATAGTAGAATTTAAATACGTAATGGAGAACAAAGAAGGTTGGCAGTGGGTGCCCCTGCGAGTTCGTTATGATAAGATTGCCAAATTGCGTGCTGGAAAGCCCGAATACGGAAATGCTTACCACGTGGCAAATAATAACTGGCGGTCAATTCACTATCCAATTACGGATTCGGTTATATCAACTGGCGAAAATATTCCGTCATTTGAACGAACCGACGAAGTGTATTACAATCGGTCAAATGTGGAAACCAGCACACAGGGATTGCGTGATTTCCACAATTTATTCGTCAAGAAGAACTTAATCATTGGCGCGTCCAGCCGCGGCGACACACTAATTGACTTTGCGGTGGGCAAAGCGGGCGATATGCCGAAGTGGCGTATGTCAAACTTAAAGTTCGTATTTGGTGTAGATATATCAAAGGACAACATTCACAATAACTTGGATGGTGCGTGTGCGAGATACTTGAACGCTTGCAAGAAATATACGAATATGCCGAAGGTACTGTTTGTCACTGGCGATAGTGGATTAAACATACGAAGTGCACAGGCAATGGCGACCGAAAAAGACAAACAAATTACCAAGTCGGTGTTTGGAAATGGACCCAAGGACCTGACGCTGCTGGGCAAGGGGGTGTATAATCAGTATGGCGTGGCAGAACAAGGATTTAATGTCAGTTCTTGCCAGTTTGCGATGCACTATTTCTTTGAAAACAAAACAACCTTCCATCAATTTATACGAAATATATCCGAATGCACCAAGATAAATGGGCATTTCATCGGAACGTGCTATGACGGACGAACCGTATTTAATTTGTTGCAGGATAAGAGCAATGGGGAAAGTATGACTATTATTAAGAACGATCGAAAAATATATGAAATCACCAAAATGTATGACCAAACTGGTTTCCCCGATGAAGATATGAGTTTGGGATATGCAATCAACGTCTATCAGGAAAGCATAAATCAAACCTTCCGCGAATACTTGGTGAATTTTGATTATTTCACGAGAATAATGGAAGACTATGGGTTTATATTAATAACGAAGGAAGAAGCCGCTGGAATGAATTTGCCAGATGGCACTGGACTATTCACGGAGATGTTTACGCAGATGCAAATGGAACTGAAACAGAACGCCCGTCGAAGCCAAGAATATGGTATGGCGGCTCATATGTCTCCCGAGGAAAAAAGAATATCGTTTATGAACAGATATTTTGTATTTAAAAAAGTGCGCAGCATTGATGCCAAGAAAATGGCGGATATTATCGCAAAGAAAGAAATAGAAACCGAGCAGGTAGTTGAGAACTTGATGTCCGAACAGGCACCCACCGAAACGGTCGTTGAACCCGAACAGACAGAAGCTGCGCCCGAGCCGAAATTAGCCGAAACAGTCGTTGTGCAGAAACCCGCACGCAAGGTTACAAAACGCAAGGTTGTCTTGAATCAAATACCGACTGACAAGTAAAAATGTTCGGCGTGTAAATAACATAAATAGATAGCATTATTTTATTTACAAATTGCGATGAAAGTAGCACTATTGATAATGGCGGCAGGCAGGTCATCTAGGTTTGGCGGAAACCCCAAAATGTTATGCAAGGTTGGACCAAACGAAGAAAGCCTATTTGAAGTTTCATTACAACAAATGAGGAGAAGTCTAAACATATGTCATATACATTTGGTCGTAAATGTGGACAATAAAGCCCAAATTATGGAAGAAGTCCATTTGGTCAATTTTAAGCACAACATTTGTGATAAAATTACGTATAATATACAAGAAATTAGCGATGGCAGATCTAAGCCGTGGGGAACCGCAGACGCCGTTGCATCTGCTGCGCCATATATGGAAACCCAATTTTTATTGATAAATAGCGACGATCTATATGGGCATCAAACATTTGATATGATATCTAAACAATGCGTATCAACTGGCAATTACATTATCGGATTTACGCTCGGTTCAACGTTGCAAGAGAATAAGTCGGCAAATCGTGGTTTTATAACATTGCGAGAAGATGGCAATGTATCTGCATTACAAGAAAATGTGAATATTGATAAAACCATGTTCTCGGAATACGAATTGAATAATCAATATGTAAGTGTAAATCTGTTATTGTTGCAGCCATCTATATTGGCATATATGATAAGAGATGTTGATACGTTTAAATCCGAAAATACACAGAACTATACAGTTGAGTCATTGTTGCCAAATTTCTTGAATTCGCTAATATGCAATGGAGAATTAAAAATGGAAATGATAAAATCGGCAGGTACATGGATGGGCGTTACTTACAATGATGACGTAACGGAACTAAGACGGGCAATTTGCGACATGAACGCATAAAATACGCATTTGGAGAAATGATATAGAAATTGCCTTACTATAATAAATAACTGATTTATTTATTATCAAATATGACATATTACCAAGTACCCCGTAGCAATATGAATGTATATAAACGCATAGATTACATATATAGCGAGAACGTGCCCGCGCCGTGCATTTCGCAGGCATTATCCACTTATTTATCAGATATTAAGCAACGCCTAAGTTCCATAGAAACCGAATGGGACGTTTTTAAGAAATACACGAATCCATACGAGTATATACACACCGTAGTTCCATTTAAGAAAAAGTGCGTATCCAAGTACAATCCTCTATCGCGGTCATATTTTAAAATGATAGAAATTATCCAGATGTTTCATCTACAATACGACTCCAAACCAATTCGCACATTTCACTTAGCCGAGGGTCCAGGTGGATTTATTGAAGCGATTACAAAATTGCGTCATTGCAAACACGACATATATACAGGTATGACAATTATTGACAATGATAATGACCCGAATATACCAAGCTGGAAGAAAACAGACAATTTTTTAAAGCAGAATCCGAATGTATGTATTGAAACGGGTGCAGACAATACAGGGAATATATTATCGTTGCAAAATTTTGAGTATTGTAAGACCAAATATGCATCGTCAATGGAATTAATTACTGCGGACGGAGGATTTGATTTTTCAATAGATTTCAATAAGCAAGAAATACACATTGCGAACCTATTATTTGCACAAATGTGTTTTGCGTTGGTAATGCAGCGAGCAGGCGGAACATTTATATTAAAAATATTTGACTGTTTTATGCCACACACAATAGATATATTATATATACTGTCTTCCTTCTATGAAAACGTGTATATTGTCAAACCACATACAAGTCGCTATGCAAATTCCGAAAAATACGTAGTATGCAAAGGCTTTATATATAATTCTTGTAGTCCGTTTTTTTCAAATTTACATAAAGCATTTGAAAAAATGGCAAACGCACCAGATACGCATTATGCGGCTCGGTTTTTAGACTGTATCATTCCGCTGCATTTCATTACCAAAGTGAATGAATATAATTCAGTATTTGGTCAACAGCAATTGGAAAACATCTATTATACAATGACGCTCATTCAAAAAAAAACAAAATATGATAAAATAGAAACCCTCATTCGCAACAACGTACAAAAATGTCAAAATTGGTGCACAAAACATAACGTTACATTCAATACACTGTAACGCATAACAATTACTTGCAGAACCGCATCTCACCTGTCGTCGTAACAGTAGGGGTATTCGGGTTAGGATAACCGAGCTTATCTTTAATAGTATATCCATTTGCAGGAACACCATAAGCAAGTGCATTTGATACGTGCAGACCAAATGCGGTTCTGTACGAAGCCGCTGAATTTGTTATCGTGTCATAACGTCTACGTGCGATTCTTGAACTAGACGTTACTGCTCCCTGTTGTGCAAATTGCGGATTATTGGGTTTATAGTATACTCTGTTACCTTCTGGTTGTAAAAGCGGAAGAGATGATCCAGTAAACGTCGTGACAGTTGTATTTGCATTTGTGCTAGGATAGGTTGCATTAGCAAATCCGATTGCAGTTTTAAAACTATTATTAAGTATAGTAATTTGGGGAGTAGTTATTGCAGTTGGGGTTGTCCACGAAGTTGCTTCGATTACACCCAATTGCGTGGTAATTAACGCCTTTCCATAAAAATTGGCCGTCACGATGGATGCGCTTATAGGAGAAACTGTCAATTCAACTAAACCACTACTGTTATTAAGTGCAAATTCTAACAAAAATACATTTGTTAGGTTATCTAACCGACGATAGTAATGACTATTTGCAATCATAGTATTATGCAACACGTCATTTATATCATTAATATTGTAGTATCCAGCAGGTACATTTACAGTAACTTGGGCGGGAGGCGTGGTGTTTACTGTACTAACCATATTAGGTTGGTTTACCCACGTATATTGGAAGCTGGTTGCCGCCGAAATATATATTTTTTTGCAATCCGTAATAGTATTTGTCGTATAAATATTATTGGTTGATAAACTATCTCCTGGCTTGGATGATGTATCGCCAGTCCGAGTATAATAGAACTGATTTTGGTTAAACCCACGGTTGCGACTATTAATGTATTGTTGCGAATTCGTATAGTAAGTTTGCTTGCTGGTAGACAAATCAAATTGTTTCTTTATCATTCCGCCACTTCGCAATCTTCGCAATGCGTTTGATTGCGAACTGCTGCCAGTGCTCGCACACACATTGTCGCACGCGCTGCCAGGGCGTTCACTTGAATTTTCAGTTAAATTAAAATCTATCTTATTAACTAAACCACCTGCATTTACCGCAGAGTTAGTAATGCTGCCGCCAGGAGCATTTAGTATATCTATTCGAATTGCTGACCGTTGTTTGCAATTCGTTTCAGTTGGAACTGCGATTTCACGACGATAAATCTTCAACGGCATATTATTGAATATATTGTTTCCAACGGTTACGGCAGAACTAACGCCGCCATTTTTTCGGATGTAACTGGTAATTTGGTTAAATGTTCGTCCTTTCCAAGATATAATTCCATTTAGACCAATATTAGAATTCGAAGACATGTAATAATATATACTATAATATTATATTATTAAATGAAGTTTTTGGCGAAATATAACAAATTGGTACTATCGGGCATAGTCGCGTTTTTTGTGGCGATGCTTATAAATCATCTCATATTTACTATGCGTGAAGGCCTGGAAGATGCGACTGCATCGGCACCAGCGGTTCCTAGCGAACAGCAGAAAGCGTCGGTAAAAACTGTTAACGAATTGCAAACTGAAATGGCGACATTAAAGTCGGAGTTGACTACACTAGAAAAGGTGGTTAGTCTTAACCAATCCAAAGTAGATGCGTTGAAGGCGCGAATACAATCGAAACAGACAGAAATCGACACAATTCAAAATAAAATAGAGGTGGACAATCTGGCTGCTAGTGTTCCCGCATAAAATATTGTAAGTAAACAAGATAAACGATAATTCATTTACACTATTAGTAAAAATGAATATTACACTGAACCCATCTACATTTTCATTATCTGAAATTTTTCTAGCCGATAAGAAACGAAACGTATTAATTAATGGATATTTTACAAAGATTTTATATTCAAACCAATACCTTGTACTAAACTCCATATATTATCATATTTCATTCGTATCTAGAAGCGTAATATCAACAGAAAATGAGTTGTTTATGCATTATGATATCTCTAATGCACGGAATATTTGTATAATCAAAGAATTGTCTGATATTGAATATAAATTACTTGACTATTATAAGCATTTTTATAATCTACCTGTTAATATTTCAACTAGCATAGAAAAACGACTACAATATGGTAAAATTAAATTGTACTGTGAGGATGCCAGTGCAATCGCACCGAATACACAAATCGTTATTAAAATATCAGGTATATGGGAAACGGCACACGAAATCGGATTAGCTATCAAGTTTTTTCCAGCTACAAGCGTAAACCCAATGGCACAATGAACAACAATTACGAGATCACTGCATCTAACCCATTCTCCCAAATGCGGGTCGTCGTCGTCCAGGAAAGGGTGTATTCCCAGTTATAACGTTTGTGACAGAGTGGGGTCTGGTAACAATGCTATCGTCTGGCATTTTCGGTTCAAATGCAGTGACATTGACAAACCCAGACTCTTCGTCGATATTGTAAGTTAGATCTCTTATGTCACCAAATCCATCAGCATTATTGCTTCTATATATATCAAATTCCGTACGACTTACATTGCGAGTATCTCCATCACTTAATTGTAAAATATTTCCATCTTTAATTGGATAAAACTGGGAATAATCAATTTTCAGACCCACTTCATCTACTCTTAATTTTAATGTGTTGTCTTCGTATCCCCAGGCCCAAAAGTTGGGATATCCGCGACTTTTTTCAAAATCGCCAGCAGTGATTGATACAATGCCTCCCAGCGCAAATTTATAACCATAAAAATGTTTTACTACACCAGGAACAGTATCATATTTTAAAAAGTTCTTCGTATACGGCATTGTATCAACATCATTAAATACGAGAGTAATATTCTTATAATCATTTGGATATAATTTCTTGACAACCAGGTATCCAATGTTTTTCATCGCCCCGCGATTAAATTTGCGCGCATCTTGTTGGTGCAATATATATATCTTATAATCTGTTTTTGGAATATTAGATAATACCTTATTCATTTGTTCTTTGAAAAAATGCAGGTGTTGAGCGCGATCTCGGTAAGGAACAATAAATATCATTTTTGGTACAATTTTATCAGATGGTGAAGCAATTGTATTTATGTTTAAATTTGCTGGCGCAGGTACAGGTACAGGTGCAAGTACAGGTACAGGTGCAAGTACAGGTACAGGTGCAAGTACAGGTGCAAGTACAGGTACAGGTGCAAGTACAGGTACAGGTTCTGGTACAGGTACAGGTTCTGGTACAGGTTCTGGTACAGGCGCAGGTTCTGGTTCTGGTACTGGCGCAGGTTCTGGCACAGGTTCAGGTTCAGGTGTAGGGGCAGGCGCAAGTACAGGTTCTGGCGCAGGTTCTGGCACTGGCACAGGCGGAGGTTTAATAGTTTTCTTTTTTAACAACATAGCGGCAATGTGTGCTTGCATCTGGTCTATCTATACTATACACAAATAAAAATATTCAGACAAGCACACGTATATCTTGTTATTTGTATTTATCTAAAATGGCGGATGGTAATAATGTATCGCGTATCATTTCTAGTTTTTTATAGCATTTGTTGATTGTTACTTCACTAACCCCCGATACAGTTTTAATGTCTGTTCTGGTAACCGTTAAATTGCACGTTTGTGAAATAAAGTATATAATTCCTGCGGAAATTGCGTGAGGAATATTGTCGGTAATAATATTATTTTGTTCAATCTTGAAAGCAATGAACTTGGATAACATCGTTAGTTCTTGATTAATTCCTAATTTACTGCAATATCGTTCAATGAATGAACTTGGCAATGTGATGCACAAATCTGACTGGTGCGACGGGTCAATCTTACGTTCAATATTGTGCAGGATATTTACAGCAACGGAACACCCATTTGTCGCACTCGTTTTATCCAATTTGAAGATTTCAGCGATTTCGTGTGCAGTGCGAGGGCAACCATTCAGTCTACACGATATGTAAATAGATGCGGCTTTAATGCCATCACGATTGATACCTCTGAACATTTTCTGTTCGGAAATGTCCTTGTGAATGCTAACGGCGTCGTCTATAAATATTTTAGGTATGCCCGCATTTTGAGCCATAACCGTAATAAACTGGAATTCTTCGTACAGCGATTTTTCCTTATGTGGCATAGATTGCCATTCAGTCCATTTGCGAATCTTCTTCATTTCATACGAAGACTTGTTTGTACACATTACGGTGCATCCGAATGAGGATTGCGCCAATAATGGATTAATTGGATTTCCGCATCTAGTGGGGTCTTTTGCATTTTTATCTTCACTGCCATAAAATCTCCATTCTGGCGAAAAATCAAGGACATCTTTGTACATAACCCCGCACGCAGTATTTACACAAGTCGGAAATCCATCCTCCATAATGATTAACGACGAATTGCACAGATTGCATTTATCGTGGTCCTTTGTATATACACATTCTATATTTGCATTGTTTGCCGCTGCACTATCGTCTATGATTGATTTCGCATCAACATCAAACACATCCCACAATTTAGATTTGTCTTCTTCCGAAATGTCGTTCTTCTTCTTTTGCGTTTTACGATAGGTTTGCGGTACTTGAATTGCGTAATGGTTCATTGGCGATTAGATATTACAATAATGATTGATACTAATAATTTAGTCTAACCGCATTCAATTTTCTTTTATGTGTATATATTATAGAAACGCGGACATGACAGAATTTATAAAACATAAAGTAGCGGACGCCATATCATTAACCGTTACAGATACTGGAAAAACAATGGCGCAGCGAATAACAGATGAAACGTGCAAGTTATTAGAAGCCAAAATAGATGAAGTTATAACTAAGATAACAAATGGAACGCTTGATAAATTAAGGGAAAAGATAGATAGTGAGGAATTTAGTGAGAAATTTGTGAATGTACTTCAACAAAAACTAATCGACGGGCAACCGCCAGATGATCCGTTTTTAAATAAATTTATAAAATTGTTTGATAATGTAATCGAAAAGGCGATCAATAACTACGGTAACCCGATAAATATACCACCGAAAGACATCGTCGCTGGAATTACTGATTATTTACAGAATAGCGTGCCTGATTTTTGGGAATCCAATGGGAAAACGCTGTATACCGAAGCAGTCGATAATGTATTGGTTGACTTTAATAAACAGCAAGATCAAAGACAATCCGCGTTTATATCTGCATTAAGAGAGGCTGTGGTCAAGCCAAGTATACTGGGACAAGTAACATTTAATAGTGCTTTATATGATACTATTGAAAAATATAAAACAAGCCCGAATGCGCCAGTTGTCATCGAAGCAGTTCCAGAGAGCGATTCATCCAAAGAAGCTCCTTTGGCAAGCGCTACTCCTGCATCGCCAGTTTCTCCCTTGGCCACCGCTTCTCCTTTGACAACTGCCGCCCCCGAGCCGCCCGCTACTCCAGCGGAAACTATTTCTCCCGAGGTTAATGTTAATCCATTGGATGAGGCCAAAAAAGGAGGTCGTAGCAAAAGAACCAGAAAAGTCTCCCGAAAATTGAGGTCAAGAAGAAATAGACCTAATCGGGCAAAGAGGCTAACGAAACGAAACCTTTTTCTCTAAATGTTCCAACATCTCAGGATTATATACCAGTTTACCTGTGGGTTTATAATCTTTCGTGTCTGTGTATTGTTTCTGTGGCTTTGCACCAGGCGCACTTTGTCTGTCTCCCAACATAATAGAATTTACATCCTCCTCTTCGTCTTGATCTTCATCGCCCGCTTTCTTTTTAACATTGCCTCGTTCATCAAGCAAAATGCCAGTTTTCTTTTTCACTTCGTTACGAACATAAGAAGGTATCCAGTCCTTCCAGGATACAAATAGGGTGTTTGGGTGCATATATCGAACTGCAAATCCCTCTGCCTCCAATTTTGCAACTAAATAACCAGTGCAATCTGCATTATCATAAACAGGTTCTCCGAATATATATTCTGGAACATTAAACCAGATATGAGTATCAACTGACCGACCCCGAGTAGTCGCAGTAATGCGCTTATGTACCCGATTTAATAATTTATTGTATATACTTAACTGCTTCAAATCGTGGCGCTGTTTTTTGGCGAACAAGTCGTCAATATTCATCTTTTGAACGACATCATCTTCGTCCGTTTGTAGAAAAATAGACATATCTTATCACGAAACAATATATATCTCGTAAGAAAAAACATAGATGTATTTTACGTAATTATGGAAATGGAAGAAAAACCCGATACAGAAGTTAAACCAGAGAAACCAATAATCAAGCATATCGTATGTTCTGGTGGCGGCTTGGCAGGATTTGCATTTTATGGTGCAATAAAAGAGAGTCATAAACAAGGACTATGGCAATTAGAAAACATACAAACCATATATGGGACATCCGTTGGAACAATCGTCGCGGTCATGTTGGCATTAAATTATGACTGGGAAACACTAGACGACTATTTAATTAAACGACCTTGGCAAAACGTCTTTACATTTAATCTGTATTCGATATTGGACACAATTAATAAACGAGGTATGTTTGGTATAGAAATCGTACAGGATATATTTTTGCCACTGTTTAATGGCAAGGATATACGAATGGATATAACATTGCTTGAATTCTACAAATTAACCAAGATTGAAATCCATATGTGCACAACAGGAATAAATTCGTTTCAGCTGATAGACATTTCACATAAGACCCATCCAGATTGGACTGTAATAGAAGCAATATATAGTTCGTGTGCAGTTCCTGTGTTATTTACACCGTTATTTAAAAATAATGAATGTTACTGTGATGGTGGGTTACTTGCAAATTATCCATTAGAGCAGTCCATACGAAATGGGGCGAATCCTTGCGAAATGCTTGGAATACGGTATAAGGGCAGCAATGAAACTGAATGCAATCGGAACGTTAGCCACGAAACCACATTATTGGACTATGTTATTGCTATCATAAATAGATTAATTGGCATCGTACTAGACAAACAAGAACCGCACGCGATAGCTCGCGAATATTACATATGGTGTCCATCATTGTCTATATACGATCTAATAAATACGACAAACAACAGCGAACTAAGAGTAAAACTAATACAACACGGAATTGATGCCGTGAAAGCAGATAGTTAAGTGGTAATACAGACAATAGCAAATAACATTATTAGTTGCTATTCAAACCGTTTAATCAATAAGCATCGTATTGACAAACTGTTCCAATGTATGGGATGTAATTTTAGAATCGAAATCGATTGTCTTGCCGTCTTTTAATAACTTCACGGTTGGGTACGACTCGATTGAGTATGTATTTATTAAACTAGTAACATCGCTGTTCTCTTTCGTGCAATCGATATCTTTGCACCGTATCACGCGCCCGTTCATTTCTTTCTCGTTGTATTGCTTCTTGAAATTGTTCCATTCAGGCAACGCGGTTTTGCAGTGCGGGCACCAATCTACGTGAAAAAACATAATCTCCGCTTCTTTATTGCGTCGGTTCGCGTTTGCTACATTTGCGAATTTATTATCAACAGTTTTCTTGTAATAAGTTGCATATGCGTAACGTCCAACGACAACCGCGACTATTATACAAATAACAACTAACACATACGTGTAGTATGGGCGGAATAAGTTACTGACAACTTCAACTACGCCAGGCATTATATACACAATGCCGATACATTATTTTACAAATTGCAACGAAATTCCATCTTGACTAAACCAGTAAAATTTAGTAATAACTTTATTTATCCATACAATGTAAAGTAATAAAATGAACACGACGCGTAAGCGGCGACGAACTACTAAGTCCGCGCCAGTTTATTCGCTAGACGAATATAATAGCAACGACGGAATGTTAACTACCGTATGGGGGCCTGGAATGTGGCATTATATGCATACGATGAGTTTCAATTACCCAGCGAAACCGACAAATGAGGACAAGCATCACTATAGAGATTTTATGATAAATTTAAAATATGTTTTGCCTTGCGGCAAGTGTCGTGCGAATCTGCGCAAGAACTTTAAGCGATTGCCACTTACAATGAAGCATATGCAGTCACGTGAAACATTTTCAATGTATGTATACGATTTACACGAATTAGTAAATAAGATGTTAGATAAATCGTCGGGCTTATCATATGCCGACGTGAGAGAACGGTATGAACATTTTAGGGCGAGATGTGCGCAACCGATCAAAGCGAAAACGTGCAAACGTGGCAAAAAATTAGAGAACGGTTGCACCGAGCCATTGTATGGAGAGAAGGCGAAATGTATATTAAAGATTGTGCCCCACGACGAAAAATGCGAAACTCTTCAAATAGATTCCAAGTGTATAAAGAAGAAATTGCTGTAATGCATCCGAACAATTTAGTCATTTCGTCGGTGTAAAATATACGAACCATATATATACGATTTAATATAGATGGTTCAACCAAAACTGAAATCAGAGCCTATGCCACCCGTAGTTTCTGCGGAACCGGCACAGTGTAATCCAGATGATGAAACTTGCAATGCAAACGCGAAAAAGCGTGCGAGACACATTCCATTTTGGACCGAGAACCCAAATATATTGTTTAACCAAAAGTACTTATTTGAGTTTTTCCCTGTGGAAGATATGACATATGAACAAAAGTTGAATTCCGTTACCCGAACTGTGATATTATTAACCGTTGTGGGCGCATTATTGTCGCGCAGCCTACGTACATTAATTGTTGGTGCGATTACTGTCGGCGCAATATACATACTGCATTACTATCACGAAAAAGAGGCAGCGAAAGTACAATCTAAGGCGTTAAAGGAGGAGAACAAAGAGGGATTTGATAATCCAGCGATTGCATATTTAACCGAAAATAATAAAACTATACCCACGGATGCATTCTTGGAACCCGATACAAGCAACCCATTTGGCAATGTTATGATGACTGATTACGATTATAACCCAAATAAAAAGCCCGCCCCTCCTGCATTTAACAATAAAGTGAATTCAGCAATGTTAAAC